AGAGGAGCCGAAATAGTACATATCAGAATAGTATGTGCTAGACGATCCGTTCATGGAGCCTACTGGTATTACGGCCATCAGTTTGCCGTGAGCCACCGAAGTGATCCAGTATCCACTATTCGTCGAGCCTTTAATCATCAGCGTACTGCCATCTGGCATCCAAATACGCCATTTGCCTACATTGCCACTAGTATTCGGCAGATCAACATTGTCCATCATCTCATACTTATGGCCGAAGATGTCCTCGTAGCCCAGGCAGCAGATATTGTTCACCTGCGTCACCTTTGGCGCACCATATTCATCCACGCTCCTGTACCATGCGTATTGATGCACGCGTCCGTCGTCAATCAGACTACTCGTCACGTTCTCATTGATGCTATGCGCCTCCTCGAAGCCGATAGTGTCCTGCATGCCTCTCGAAGCCGTTCCGCCAGTCGTGCGCGTGTTGTTGTGCTGACCGGCGCCACACTGTTCCTGCATGTCTCGGCGGCCATACTTGGCGTAGGAAAGGTTCGCTATACGGAAGTGCATCAGCGCGTCAATCTGCTGCATGCCTCTCTGCACACTGTAGTAGTGGAAGTCCGTCCACGTCATGCTCGCCGTGGTACTACCGCCAGTAATGCACGCGCGCAGTTTATTTCCCACAACGGAACTGCCGACCACTGCGCACAGGTGCTCGTCGCTGGCAAACCATTCTGGCTCCATGTCCTCTATCTTCATACTATTGCTCAGCACCACCTTGTCAAACTCTGCCGAGTTCAGTATCGAGAAGTGTAGAGCCGTAGCCCCATCGGGGACGTCAGACACCAGATACATTCCTGCCTCGAATCGATTGCCGAGCGTTGGGACGATGATATTCTTTACCACCTTGCCTGCGGCATCCGTGAAAGCACTGCCCACTAGGCTCGTACCGGGCACACTCGGCCAACGTACCCGCTTGTGTTTTGAAACGTCCACCATACACACCGAGTACGAGCTATCCGTGCTATACGCCTCCCTCAGCGTCTCGCGGCCCGTCATCACCTTCTTGCCGTTAATATAGCCGCCAGGCAACGCCTTGATGTCATCCAGTGTCAAGACATCCACGACGGGTAACGACGGCATGTGATCCTTGTCATTCGAGCTGTAGCAACTGTAGTTCTTGCTATTCAGAAAATCGTTAATGCCTTTGCACCAGAAGAAATTCTCCAGCATCATCCAGTCTCCCTCGGAGCCATCAAGCTTCGCAGCGCTGCCGTCCGCATATTTGGAACTGTCAGCATCATCTAACGGGAAATACGTCATCTCGCCGTCCAGATTATTCATGACCGTTTCCACACCCGCCATGTTCACCTTTCGGGTCGTGGCTTTCTTTGTCACCTTCGCAAGCACTCTGTGGCGGTTCTTCAATATCGCTGCCACATGGCCGCTTGGCTTGTAGTCGCTGCCGTACTTGTAGCCCGTGCCGTTATCCAGGTTCGAGAGGTTTGCATCGTCTGCCACGCTCTCGTCGCTCTCCAGCATTGTATATTCAGGCTGCACGATATTCAACTCGGGGAAGTGCGCACGCAGCGCGTCATACTCCTCGTCCGCCTGGTATTTTGTCAAACGGTACGTACCAACCAGCCGGCAGGTGTCCACGTTGCCGCCTTCCTCGTCCACACCTCCCGTGTGCATCAGCGAGGCCAACAGACTGCCGTCACCCTCCATGTCGATACCCGTTACACGCAAATACTCGATATTCGAACAGCGTTCATATAGCGTTTGCCAGTCTATGCCAGGGCAACTGTCAACAACGAGCTTCGTCACATTGCTGGTTCCTTCAAGTCGCAGCCCGCTGTCCGTCAATTTCGGAAGGTATTCGAGGCGTAGCGTCGTCAAAGAAGCGGGCAACACGAGCTGCTCTATCGGCGCACCCTTGGCCACTGTCACGCTCTTCACATTTGTGCCACCCGCGTCGAGGCGGCGCAGCAGTGTATTCGTCGAGAAGTCAAGCGTCGTGGAGTCCTGGCGATTGCTCCTCGCCATCGTCTGCCCGTGGAGACTCACCTCCTGCAGCTGACGGCATCCCTGCGTCACCAGCCACCAAGTGGTCGTAGAGGGTTGACCACCAGCCCTCACGCTGATGTCGAGCCGACGCATCATCTTACAGTTCCCCAATTCCAGTCCGTTGAGTAGATGGCTTGCGGCACCCGTCAAGTCGAGTTCCAGAATCTTGGACGCGCCGAACAAGAGCATCGGATCGTTCAGCGCACGCTTGCCCGTCACTGAGAGCGAACCGGTCTCACCCCTGAGCAATCTTCCCGTCTCCCCCTCCATATAATCCTTACCGGAAAGACCGTAAGCATAGTAGTATTCATCACCCGAGACAATGCGCATCACGTCTGCCGGGTCCGACACCTCGCGGGCCATATAGAAGCCTGCCGAGTCGGCACGGTAGGTGCTTACGCCATACTTGGCGTCAAGCAATGCGAAGCGGTTGGTAATGAAGTGGTCAAGCTGCATCTCGCGGGTGCCGCTCAGCGCGTACATATAATAGTACTTGTTCCCATCAGTCGTCACACCATTCTCCGTCACTCTCACACCCTTCGTTTCCGGCTTGATGTACTTCATCTCGCCAGACTTGTTATATTCGCGTGCGGACCAGTTATTCTGAATAGTCTCGAATGTACCCTTCACCTTCTGATTCGTCATCACGCGACGCAGCTCTTCTGCCATTGCCTTGATTTCCTCCTCGAAGTTGGCGAGGAGCAGACACCAGAACCATGAGTCATGTCCCTCGAACACCCATTTCTTTTTCTCCGCATCCCACGAGTCTCTCATGATATTGTAGCCGTATGCAAGAAGCGAGTCATTGCGCTTGCCATAACTCGTGTCGCCATCATAGTAGACGTACCACCAGATCTCACCGTCCCAGGTACATTGTATTGTATTCTTAACAAACTGGTCCACATTGCCGCCATAAATCATAAAGAGGTAATAGCACGTCGTATTCCTGACATCCCTGTGCAAGGACAATTCCTCCTTGAACTTCTCCGACTTCCATGTCGATAGGTCCCGGCACGTCATGTCTGCGCCAGCTGGTACGCACGATTTTACCCAACTCCACAGTTTCTTGACCGCGCCCTTCTGATAGTCCGAAGCGTTCTTTTCACCAGCCGCCTCGTCAGCACCGCTCCATAGCGTGTCCTTCGGGTAGTTGAACTCAAGCGAGCTTTCAAACTCCGCGTCCAGCTGAGCGTCGAGCTCGTCATCCACTTGGAAGTTGCATAGTTTCTTGCCGTTGTCAAGGGATTCAATGGCGATATGCTTCTCCTTGTCCGTCAGTCCCATCACGTCATACCAGTCACTTTTGTCGTTGTTCATCTGATACTGTCCGTAGTATGTGGGGTTGGAATCGTCGGCGCTCGTAGTGGCAAAGATGTCGCAGGGATATCCGTATATGGCAGTGCGTATCGTCGGGTCTTGCCGCTGCGGAGGAGTGGGCGAAATCTCCTTCATCACGTCGTTGAACACTATCGCAATGCCTGTGTTCGTCTTCATCGACGAGTCCGAGAAGTCCGCTTTGGCGCAGCTTACCTTGCACGGCTTCGTGTCTCCCTTGAACAATGGCAGCTTGTTCACCTCCTGCTTCACGCCATTGATCCACATCTCGGGCTTCAGGCCTGCCTTCATGCACTTCATCCAGTAGAAACGGTAGTTCTTCACCGGGTACTTCGTGGAAGATGTTCCCTGAATGCGCATGATGATGTTCGTGAAGCGTATCACGTCGCCCCACGGCGTGTATATCACGAGCTCGTCAACATGGAAGTTCTGCTTCTTGTTCTTGCAGGCATTCACGTCGTCAAGGCCTCTTCCAGAGTCCTCCGTGCGCACAATCTTGACTACGCACTTCCCCTTGGCGACGATTTTGTCCAGATCGATCTCGCCCGTCTCAGGATTGATTACGTTATTGAAAGAAAAACGCTTCGCCATCTCTTCCGGTGTGTCGCTGCCTACAGTGTGGTTGTCCACTACCTCGTCATCGGTTAGGGGGCGGGAATAGGCATACACCTTATGCACACGCACGTCAGCACCATCAGAGCTGATGGTGATACCTTGCGGAGTGTCCTGCTTAAAGTTGTCGTCTTCCTGGTAGCACATGGCCGACACACGGTCGCCATTCATGTATAACTCCATGAGTGACCCGTCGGAACGCTTCCCAACATTGAAGGCGAAGCGCACACGCTTGCTCTCGGCGTAGTTCTGCTTCACTCCAACTGGTGTTTTTGTCACTATCGGCAGGCCTGTGTCTGGGTCCTTGTTCTCCTCGTCCGTCTGGTCCTTGGTCGATCCGCTGTAAAGCATGGCACTGTCAGCAGTGATACGGAAGCCCTTCGCGTCATTCTCCATACAGTCCACGATGACAGATTTCCGGTCAGACACATTACTTACCTCCATGTCTATCTCGACGGACATGCCGCCTCGCTTCACGTCCGAGACGAAGGGCTTGAAATCTATCGTCGCCTTCGCCCCGTTCTTCAAAACCAGTGCCTCGCCATCCCAGCCGCTGGTCTGCCAGTCAACGCCCTCGAACGTCGTGCCATACTCTCCGTGGGTCCACTGCTCCCTTGCCTCCGGGCTCTCGGAATTCGAGCGCCCGGCGGCATTCAACTTCAGCTCCAGGCCCTGCGTGGCCTCGCCTATGTCCAGACCGCTCGGTTCTACGTTCACGACGGCTTGCAGCGCAGCCTGGCCGCATTCCAGCCTCAGTCTCGTCTCACCCTGCTCCATGAAACGCTCCACATACGTCTGTCGGCCTCTTCCCACGCTGTAGATTTTCGTTGTCTGCTTGTCAGAAGAAGCCTGGGTCTCCGTCACTATTGCCGGGACACTTGCCGGATCGTAGGCTGCATAATCAAACTCCAGCGTCCCGTACTGCCGTGCCGTCAAACGTGCCGTCAGAGGCATTTCGCCAAGCACCACCTCTCCGCTCTTGCTGGCATACTTCATGCCTACCCATGCGCGCTGGCCGCCACCCTTCAGGAAGTCTATCCATATCGCATCCGACTTGATGCCGTCTCGCTCGGCGACCATCTGCACCGTGTGCCGCCCGGCTGACAGAGAGCTTGCCGGTATCACGAACGAATCTCGGGTCGTTCCTGCCTTGCTCACGTCTTTCGTCGTCGGGGTAGAACTGCCATCTAAATACATTGACACCGTTCTGTGTCCCGAGCCGGTCAGGGTAAACGGAATATTGATGGTGTCACCGTTTTGGTATCCACCTTTCTGCAGCGCCGTGCCCATATCGTAGTCCGATGTCAGTTTGACGCCCACCACCGTCACCTTTGCGTACGCCTGCTTGCTCTGTCTCTCACCCTCTGCGCTCGTGCATTCCGCCGCCACATATACATCCACGTTTCCCGCAACTGACATATAAGTAGAGAGGTCTGCCGTGTACGTGCCTCTCGAAACGTTGCGCAGTTCCTGCGTCCACAACGTGGTGGTACCGAGCTTCACGATGATTTTCACCGTCGCGTTGACGCCATCGCTATTTCCCTCTGAGTTCACGTGGTCGTATGTCCAGGTCAGCAGCGCAGAGCCGCCCTCTTTCACAAACTCCGGAGTCACATTTGCCGTCACCACGATACGGCTTGCCGACGATGTGCCACCACCGCCGCCACCCGCAGGTAGCTTGGCAGGCGCGCCTATCGCCACACCCTTCATGTCGTAGGCATACAGATAGTTGTCATCACCATCAGGAACGACCTCTATCGAGCCGAGCGTATGCGCCTCCAGCTCGCTCAGTTTCGCGGCCACGACGCCGTTCTGTATGGCGTTCGTGCTTTCCGAATCGAGACTCGCGTCCACCTCCGGAACCTCCACGGCCAGGCTTATGTCGCCTGCATCGTTCGGATCATGCTTCACCCCATTCAGCGTCACGCTCTTTACCTTGCCGCCACCACTGGAGTCGCCCCAGCTCTCAGGGCTCTCCCACGAGTCGAGACTCGTGCCAATGAACTGACTCGTCTCCCATTTGCCATTGGACGATTCGAATGTGACGCACCGCCCCTTCGCTCGCAGCTTCACCGCCACGGCCTTGATGGCCGTCTCCAAGGTATAGAAGCCGCTCTCCAACGGTACCTCTGTTGTCACGTTGTAGGTATTGCCGCCACCACGGCCGCCCGTCTCTACCAGAGTGCCCTCCTCCGAGCTCCACACATAGGGCACGTCCTCCAGCAGATACACCTTGTCCTTCAGCATCTCCGTTCGGTCGGCGTTCATGAACAAGTCGGCGCCGCCCCAGTTGTTGACATAGTTCGCTCCGGTTTTCCCGACGAAAGATTTGCGCGATATGTCGAAGTACACGCCGTCAACCGTCATCACGGACATCTGCGCCAGTGTCACGTTATCCACGAAACCATCAAACCGTGCCGTGACGCCATTCCTTGCATGGGTGGCCAGTTCGTGATAGCCTGCCTCCACCGCCTCGGCACGCTCTGCCGCAGCATCCGCCGCGTTGGCGGACTTTTCTGCCTTGCCCGCAGCTTCCGTGGCGAGTTCTGCGGCTGACTGGGCAGAGGATGTGGCCGCCTCGGCCTTCGCGGCTGCATCCGTAGCCTTCTTCGCGGCCGCATCCGTCTTCGCCTTTGCCTCCTGGGTAGCCGCCTCGGCTCTTCCCACGGCGTCTTTCACTGCGCTGTCGGCCTTGGCGATGGCATCCTGCGTGGACACCTCCGCCTTGTTTATGGCATCCTTCACCGCAGTCTCAGCAGCCGCAGCGGCATCTTGCGCGGGCTTCGAAAGCAGGCTTACCGGTGCGGACACTAGCTCCTTGCCGCGAAGCGCAGGAAGGCTTTGCAGGCCGTCAAGGGTATCCACGGGCTGCAACTCGCCCACATCCTGAGATTCAGCCTGGAGCTCCTGGAGCACCGCGGCCTTCAATTCGTTTTTCTCCTCGATTGTCATGTCATTTGTTTTTCGTTATTACTCCTCCAGTGCCTTGGCATACACTCCAGCCCCGTCGGCGGTCGCCGCCAGTTCGAAGTCGGACGTGTTCAGAACCAGCCAGGAACAGACCTTCACCTGCTGAAGCCGGAAAGCTTTCAGCCGAGCACGGCAAAAATGCCCGCCCAGATGTACGCTCATGATGCGGCGCCCACGATAATAAAGGCGCGAATAAGCATCTTCATTACCAGGCAGCACCACATTAGTGGCCTCTTCGCTCACGTTGATGATGTCACACTCCACCCCGTCCACTTCCTCGTACACTGGTAACACAAGGCCACCGCGCGCACGCTCCGGGTCGGACACCATGATGTTCATCCCAGTGTTTACTGACGGCCACTGCGTCTGCGCAGTACCCATGTTCACATACGGAGCGCCAATGGCCCCTGTGAATTTACCGCTGGTGGCAAATACTTCACCCTTGATCTTGCAATTATTGGCCTCCATATTGCCTTTTTTGTCGATTTTGAAGTTTTTGTTAATGGTCGTATAACCCTCCAGTCGTATGTTGTCCGACATTAGCATGATTCGCGTCTTGCCATCTGGGCAAGACACCTCTGTTCCAATCAGGGCAAACTTTCCGTCACTGCCCTGCGAATAGATTCCTACACCCGTGGGCTTCACCATAATGCCGCTACCCGCCAGGACATTGCCGTCCTTGTCGAAGTTCTGTGCGGCGATGTTGATCAGCTTCTCGCTCTGCTCGAAAAGCGTGCGATACTTGTAGGCTAGACTATCCACCTTGTCTGTGCTCAGAACGAGCATATACAGATAGATCTCGCCAGTGAACGACAACTTGAAGTCACCCGTCCCGTTCCAGAGTCCCTCGCAGGTGAATTGCTGGTAGCCGGACGTCACATCGAGATTCTGCTCCACGTTGAAAGATTCGTATTCGGCAAACCCTGTCTTGTCCACCCCGTCAAACCCAACAGTAAGTATCCCCGCCTCGGCTACGCGATAGAAGAATCCTAGATAGACGGGCTGGGGGTCCTTCTGGCCGTCACCACCCGTTGGCATATCGGGCTTCTTGGCGAAGCACTTGTTCTTCTGGCAGATATACTTGTTCTTGATATGAACCACGGTTCTCCCCATGTCCGTCGTCACGCGCACCCCGTCTCCGCGCTTTGACAACAAGCTTCCGTTAGCCCAGACCCACCTCTTGCCTACTAGGAAAAACACCGCCTCGTTTTGCGTCCACCAGTTATCCAAGCCATCGTTGAAAGAAGGATTACTCAGATATCCCTGATCTGGCATAAGGTCCCGGCGCACACCCTCCACCGCACTCTCTATCTTCCCCTCAGTCGCCTCGAAGCGTGTTTTCACGTCCTCGCCCGTCTCCAGCAGGAACGTGCCTTTCAAGAAGGCGTTGTCACAGTACAGTCCGTTTCCACGAGGCTGCTTCGCCGAAGGGAACCAGCTATCTATGATTCCATCCAGGTTGCCCAGACGCGCTCGCAGAGCTCCGGAGAAGTTTCTGGTCTTCACGCCACCCAACACGTCAATGCGTGGAATGCCGTCCTCGGTGGCTGCGATGAGTACCAGGTTCTGACGATTCGGGTTCACCGTATTACCCATCAGTACGCACTCGTCACCAGCCTCCGGAACAGACGAGGCGAACTCGCTCTTCGCAACGATCACAGAGTCTCCCGCGGCGCTGCTCACCTCCACCCAATAGCTTTTCAAACCGCCACCCGTGAAGGTCTGGCAGCGCATCAAATCGTGGGCCACAAAAGTGTTTTCCTGCTCAAAGCTGATGACATAATTCTCACCTGCCTCTTCCACCGCCTTGATTTTGCCGTTGCCGGCGCTCACGCATATCTGGCCTCCAACACTGCGCACCTTGTTGATCAGAAGCTCAAAGACGGACATCGTCTGCCGAACAGTCAGCCTGTCCAATGTCAGGCACGATAGTCCTCCGTCAATCCACAGCTTATGTCCGAACCCCTCAAAGCCGTCCACGAAATCCGGGCTGGCCATGAATCCGCGCAGGATCAAAGACTCAAAAGTGACACCGTCCCCCGTGCGCACGGGCTGGTCCATATAGTTGCCGAACTCATGACGTGCCCACTGCGCTGCGTTGTCCGCCTCCTTCGCATGGTCTGCCTCGATGGCGTGGGCAGCCTCGTCGGAAGAAACGGCATGGTCGCTTTCCTTCGCATGCCTTGCCTCCATGGCCAGGTCAGCCACGTCAGCCCTCGCAGCGTGGGCGGCCTCTTTCACGCCCGGACCCCAGGAACCACCGGAAGTAGCCTGTCCGTCCCGCGGCTTCTTGATAATCTTCACGTCTATCATTGCTCAATCTCCTTTAGCGTCATTTCTGCAGATCCATCCTCCAGGTTACGGCTCATGGCTTGCACGAAGAAGGTCTTGCTCATCGCAGGATGGCGGTAGTGTGCGAACAGGCTCACGACACCACCGTCCGTATCCGTCAGGCGCTGCGTCATCACCACCCTCGGTGAGTGCCACTCCTTATAGTAGTCATCCACATATAGCTGCTCGGGCTTCGCGCTCTCACCCCTCGCATTGTCATACACAGTCGATAGTCCCTCGCCCGTCACCGTATTCAACGGCGTGCTCATCTTCACGCTGTCTGTCACGCCAAGCCGTCGGCACTCCGCTGCCGTCAGCGACGAGTTCAGCCGCATCTCCACCTCTTTCACGTTCACGAAACTCTCCTTCGTGTCGCTCATGTAGATAAGGTCGTTGTCGCCGCCGTTGTTCACCATTCCGTTGTCGCTGTATATCTTCACCTCGAATGCCTCCACCATGATACTGCTAACATGTGCCAGCAACGGTATTGCCGTGCTGGTCCATTTCGTATGACGGAACCATGTCCGGTGCCGTCGTGTCACCACATCCCACAACGTATTGACCGGGCCTAGTATCATGAAGCGCACCTGTCCGCTCACGCCGTCCGCCTTCCTCACAGGGATGGCCATGCCTTCTGCGTCGATGCCAAGTCTATAACTCACATTGTTTTGCAAGTCAAACTTAGAACCTACTATTTTGTCGCCGATCTTCGGATCAAAGCCAATCGTGAAGCATTGCTGGTAGTACTCGTCCTCGTCCGCACACTGCTCCAGCGTCTTGTATTTGCGCCACTCGAAGTCCGTAACCTGACCCTGCGTGCCCTTCTCCACCACACACTTGTCACCGACAATCAGCATGCACGCCAACACTGCCACCTTAGACACATGGTCCTCGCCGTCACCGATGGCGCTGTACTTGAATTCGCAGAGCTGCGGTCCACCGTCGGTAAAGGGAACCAGGCCGTGTGCAGTCGCCTGGTCCCATATCGGCTCATCCCCAGGCTGCACGGCCTTCCACCACCGCTGCGTGTAGTAGCGTCCGTCACCGTTATTGCGGCTTGGAACCGTCGCACCCTTCCATTGGTTGATGCCGTCGTAAATCGGACTGTGAATGCTCCCCGGAGACGGCTTGTACGTACGAATCGCCTCATACGTGTCGGTCAGCCCCATTACGGGATTCAGGACCAGGCTTCCGCTTAGAACGATATAATTCGTCGTCTCATCGTCGGAAGGGGAAAACACGCCGCCGCTCAGCTGCCCACTATAGACCGCCATCGGCATGCCAGCCTTCAGCGAGGCTGCGTTCGGGTAAGCACGCTCCTCCCCATCTTCGCAGTTGCCATTGACGCTTACCACCAGATAGTTCGTCATAGCGATTTTCGCAGTTGGTGAGTTGTCTTTTCCATCCGTCTTCCGCTCTTCCTTGCCAAAGGAGAGCAGGGCGGCACCAGGAGCCTTCGCCAGTGCGTTGGGCAAATCCTGTTGGTTGCGTCCGTCGCTGCAATACGCTGCCCACAGATCAGCGACACCGCCTTTGCCACCTGGAAAGACCCACCCGCTGTTCTGCTTCACCTGCACATACCAATCAGTCACGCAGCCGCCCGCATACGTCGTGGACCGGTCGTGCGTCATCGCATCAAACGCCTCGATGGCCGACTTGCCGGAACCGTCACTGCTATACTCCGTCATATACTTCTGCCTGTTACTGTACGGGCTAGACAACAGGTCTTCGTCAAGCGGACTCTCTATCAGGCGCTCCATACGCTCCACACGGCATGTCAGCATGATTTTGTTGTACACCTCGCCAATGCTGATTGTCGTACCCGTGTCAGTTACCATGCCCGTCACGATATCCGTCGTCTGCCGAGCCGTTGTCAACTCCGCACCTGTCAGCAGGTCGCGCCAATGGATATGTCCGTTGCCCTTCACGCTTTGCCAAGAGAACAAGTAGAACACGAGCCCATCCTGCACGATATGGAGGTTCAGGTATCTTAGCATCTCCTCCAGTACCTCGTCCTGCTGCCACACGTCGTCCTCCTCGCTGCCCAGAAATAGCAGTTCGTTCACCGACAATTGGCTGAATATAGCATAGCGGTTGGCCGTGGTGCCGTCCACCGCCTTGCTCCCGTCATACAGGTAGAGCGTGGCATGGTTGCCAACAATGTCAAGTCCAGCCGCCACGCCGCCCACTATCTCTTTCAGCAGCGCGAGAAACGTGCGTTGTTCCGCTGACGCTTTCACCACATTGTACAACACGCCAAGCGAGCCCACGTCACGGTATCTGGCATAACGCAGGGCAGTCAGCGCATCGATGCAGCTCAGTTCGATCTCGTCATATTCCTCATTGTACCCCTGCGAATAGCTTTGCGGCTCGACGTATCCTGCGAAGAGGCATTTCCCCTCCCGGAAGATATTCACTACGGCATCACGGCAGGAGGCGCAAAAGAGCTCGGGCATGAAGTTCCTTACCAGCAGCCTTACCGTCGCCTGCTGGCAGAGCAAATGGTCAAACGTGTCGTTTACCTGGCTTGTCAGATCCACTGGATCGTCAGTGAACGATAGCTCCCCGTTTTTCTCTCCAATGAAGACTTCCTTTGACTTGTCGCCTCGCGTCAGGATATGCACCTCGATGCGCTCCTCCTGCTCATTATAGAAATGTCCGTGCAGATACATGTCCCTATATTTTGATATTCGTTCCTTTTCTATTGATGCGGGTCTCGTTGGCAAGCACTGCCACGAGGTCTCTGCCTTTCACCCTGAGCTCATATATGCCACCACCGCCACTACCGTCGTTGCCTATCAGCGACTTCAATTTGTTCAGTGGCGCGATCACCTCCGGATTGCTCTTCGCTCCGGCATACTCGCCCATCAGTGCCAGGGTAGGTCCATACACAATACCACCATTGGCGAATGGCGTCACGGCCACCGAGGCCACCAGCCCCTGCATCATACTGATGAAGCCAGCCGCGATGCCCGCTCCGGCAAACGGGATATAGGCGTGCGCCGCCATGAACTTTGACGCGGCCAGCTCACGGAACGCCATGGCCTCTGCTTTTACAGCAGCTATCGTCGCCATCGAAGCGACTACTTCCTCCGCTCCTGCCGAGACCTTTGCCGTTGCCGCAGAGACGGCGGTAGCACCGCTTGCCGCCACCACGGTGTTGGAGGTCGTGGTCGCGGCGGTCAGTGCTTGGATGATTGAGACGACACCCTTGATGCCATCATAAATCTGAAGCGCCGCATCGACAACCCCGGTGATCGTGAGCCAGGCGTCACGGTTGCCGCGCAAAGCGTCGGTGAGCGCCGTGACACCACCGCCAACTCCCTTCATCGTGTGCCACGAGTCGGTCAGCGTGATGTTGCTCTTGCGGATGCGCCGTTCGTACTCCTCGTAGGTGCCAATGAGCTTCGCTATGGCAGCACGTTGTGCCTCGTCGATGGGATTCTGGGCATCAGAGAGCATGTCCCGCAACTCTTTAACTCTCTTCTTAACACCGTCAATCCCGATTGCTTTCAGCTCCAGCATCAACGGCCTCCCCTCCATAGCGTCGAGTTTCGACACTTCCTGTTCCATTTCAGGAATGCGGGTCAGCCGTTTCAAGGCTTCGCGCTTCTTCTCCAACTCCAGCACCGTGCGCTGGATGCCGTCTATCTCCGATGCGCTGGCTTTTTTCTGCTTTGCCTGATAATAACTGACGGCATCATCCAACGACTCCATGGTGTTCAGGCGCGAGATATCCTCGGGTGCCTTCAGTTCATCAAGTGTCTCATCCCACTTTTTCTTCAGTTCGTCCAAGGCGTTGATCTGTTTCTGGATCTCCACGCGCTCCGTCGCAGTGGCGGTTTTCAGCAGGTCGGCATAATGCTGCAACTCGCCTTCGAGTTGTCGATAGGTCTGGATCTTCTCAATAGGGATGCTGACGTGGGTGTTGAGCTCAAACGCATTCTTCAACTCTTCAAGAGCGTCAATCTGCTTCTGAATCTCCACGCGCTCCGTTGCGGTGGCAGTCTTCAACAGACTGGCATAATACTGCAACTCGCCTTCGAGTTGCTGGTAGGTCTGTATCTTCTCGATACGAATACCGACGTGTGCATTGCGTTCAAACGCCGTTTTAAGGTCGTTCAAACGCTGTATCTCCATACCAATCGCCGCAAGCTCACTGGCAGACGCTCTCTCACGGAGCCCCTGCTGGTAGGACAACTCTGCGTCAATGTCCTTCAAGGTTCTCAGCTCGCCGGGGCGGCTGGCCGCCTCCTGCAAGTGCGTGATGGCATCCTGCTGCTTTCGAAGGGCAGTGATCTTCCTTGAATATAGCGCAATGGCCGCGGCGTCTGTTCCATTAGCGGTTTCCAGCTTGTTCTGGTAATACTGTATGTTGTTACCAATCTCTTTGTAACTCCGAGCATTGGCAATGAGGTTTTTGCCGCTGAATCTATCCTTGGCCCCCGTCTTGCCATCGCCGCTTCCACTATCAGTAGTTGGGGCGTTCAGTTTCTTGTTCCTGGCCAAAGCTGTCTTTGCATTCTTGGTCTTGGCCTTGGTATTCGCATCCGTAGCCTTGGTATTCGCATTCAGATCTGCCGTCTCTTGAGCGACACCATTATCCTTGATGCCAAAAAATGTCTTCACCCACTCCCAGGCCTTCTTGATTACCTCGCTTGCCTTCTCAAATGCCTTGACGAGATAGTCCCACACGGCACCGGCCAATTTCTTCACTGTGGACCAGAGTGCGTCGCAGTTCTTCCGGAAGCGCTCATTGTTTTTGTATGCGGCCACCAGCATGCCCACCAGCGCCGACACTGCCATCACGACGACACCGATGGGGTTGGCGCTGAGAACCAGGTTAAGGGCGACTTGTGCGGCTTTCCAAATACTAGACGCGACTGCCACTGCTTTTGAGGCGGCCGCCTGCGCAAGCGTGGCCACCTTCACAGCTTTCAGCCCTGCTACCACAGTTTTGATGCCACCGCTGAGCTGCACCATACTCATGAGGGCGATGCCGCTGTTAGCTATCCATTCCACATAAGGTGCGGAAGTACTGGCTATTGAGCCAGCCCAATCCATCATAGCGTGCATCTGGTTAGCGAGCGTCTGACGTAGGCTCTCTCCCGTCGATGCCATGTTGTCGAAGGCTGCGTCCATCTCTCCTGCGGAGTCTGCCATTGCCCCGATGTTCTGCGAGAACTTTTCCTTTTGCTCGCCTGTCAGCGAACCAAGCAGACGCATGGCTTCGGCACTGCCGAACAACTGACCGTATATTGTTTGGCTGAGTTGCCCGGTCTTTGCCGCATACTCCTGTATGCTTGCATCCAATCCGAGTAAGAAGTTCTCTAAACCACCAGCGGCCTGAATACTGGCAGCATTAAAACCGATGCCCATCTCGTTGGCAGCTTTCGTAGCTTCCGTAGATGGCTTGATGAGTGAGTTGAGCACGGCAGCCAACTGAGTGGATACTTCCGCCGTGTTACCCGTCACACCCGTTGTAGTGGCGAACACTGCCATCAGCTCGTCCATGGAGACACCAAGCTGCGATGCACTACCACTCACACGGGGCAGTGCCTGCGCCAACTGCTCAAAGCTGGTCACACCGTTCCTGGCTGTCATCTGTATCTTGTCTTGAATGTTCCCTGCCTGATCCCATTCCAGACCATAGTTCTTGATGAGCGTGGAAGTAACGGTCACCGTCTCTCCCAAGTCCGCAATACCACCAACCGCACTACGGCTTGATTTGTTGAGGAACTCTATCCAGTTATCCTCGGGCACACCATTGGATATAACCTGGTATAAGCCGTTGGCAAGTTCCTCACGCGCAAGCGGTATGTTCTTGCTCAGTTCCGTTATCTGACCGGTCAGTGCTTCAAACTCGTCCCCACTCTTTCCTGCCATGGTGTTGGCACTGCGCATGGCGGTTTCAAAACTGTCGAAAGGCTCGGCAAGTCCGCCCACCATGTCGCTGAGGTCACGGATCGAGCGGACGGCTGTCTCGAACACGAGGCTCTTGTCTGCCATCTCGCGCAGTCTGTTGCCAGTGGCCACAGCGGTATTCCCCACCTCGGAGAGTATGTCGTCAAGACCGTCGGCTTCCACTGTCAGACGTTTCAGGACACCACCGTCCTCGCTCTTGATGTTTATTCTAAATTCTACTGCTTTTGCCATTGTCTTTTCTTATTTCAGTCCGTAACGTTTCTTGGCTGCCTCAAAGCGTGCGTTGAACTCGTCCTTGCTCACTTCCTCACGCTTTTCTTCCTGCTTTTCATCCCAAGGGAACGGCAGAACGTCATGCGCTTGGAGATTGCTTTTTGCATAGGGCTGGATGGCAAAGAGCGCCAGCACCCTCGTGCGTTCCCACTCGTTACGCTCCGCATCACGCTTGGCTTCCGCCCATCGCTCCCATGCCTTGTAAAACTCAAAAGGGGTACATCGTTCAAAATCTTCTCTACTCATCCCGATGCACCCCAATGCCATACCCAACAGTTCCTCGACGCTTACTTCTTTTCCGCCTGGTTGGTCGTTTTTTTTTCTTCACCGCCCATATCCTCGTAGAAGGAGTTCGCTGCGTCGGGCTCCATAAGGTCAGCAAAACTCTGGAAGTCGTAGTCAAACTCCACCTTGTCTGCATTGCACGCACTTTTCACGCAGCAGTAAACAAACAGTACCAGCTCGGAGATATTGGTTTTCTCCAGCTTGCTCACGTCCTTACCGCTCTCATTCTTGAAGCGCACCATTGCGCCCATGGTCACACGGCAAGGGAAATCCTTGTCGCCAACCTTGATTTTTGTCTTTTTCATACACGATGTTGTTATTATTCAGTCTGCTGAGTGGTGTCTGTGATACCCGTACCCACTTTTTCCACCTTGCCGCTGTTCTGAAGCGTGATTGAATACTTGGCATCGTCACCGGCCTGTGCGTCAAGGTCAAGAGATGTAATCAGATACTTGCCTTTATATCCGCCAGTGGCTTTACCAGTGCGCTTGTCTCCTTCACGCAGATTGTACGCTGCCTCCACAGGCTCACCCTTAAGCATTGCGTCCTTCAACTGGTCATACGATGGCACCTCATCCGTGCCGTCAGTAAGCACAACACCATCGGCGGTAATCTGCTCGGAGAAACTCTTGATGTAAGACTCCTTCCACTTGCCACCAGATGCCTCTTTAGTCACACGTTCACCGGTCTCCGCTGATGTGGACACCTTACAACCGGTGGAAAAGCCGAGGGCATTGGTACCCATGGAAAGGATAAGGTCAGTTCCGTCTAAAACACTTTTTGCCATAAATCTTCATTGTTAAAATTGTTATTACCGTGCAGACTATTCCGCCTGCAATAAATACACACCAGTCCACCCACCACAGTCCTCGCTCTTTCGAACGTTCTTCAACCGCCGTTTGAGCACTGTCCTGAAGATGAGCCCTCGCCACGCTCAGGCGCTCGTTCTCCGCCTCATAATACGCACACAGACGCGCCAAACTGTCGCAGCCGCTCTCTATCACCAGGGTAGGAGGCTTGCCGCCCGTGTTCTGCTTCACACTCGCCTTCACGTGCGCACGGCCCGAGCTCGCAGCATAGCTCGCTCCTTCAGGCAGTCGCCACAGACCGGAGTCAAGCGCTATCTCCAGCAATGCCGTGTCCGCCTTCACCGGCGCCGTCCACCACGCCTTCATCACGCTCGTCGCGGCGCTTGCGCTGTCCTTTCGCACTGCGCTTGCCGACACTTTGTTTTCCGACCTCACCGTCTGTCTCGTCGAGCTGCAGCTCGCTGCTGACAGGACAAGCAGCCCTGTGAGGACATAGCTGAATAGCCTCAATGGCACGCGACAGACGGTTGACAGCACGTCGCGTGAGGTTGTTTTCAGCCACCAGTTTCTCAGTGATCTTTGTCGTCTCTTCATATTTCTTCTGCGTTTCAACAAGCAGCGTCGATACGTCTTCGTACATCACCTTGTAGGTGTCATGCACGCTCTTCGCCGTCTCGGCCTCCTTCACCTTGCGGTTCGCAACCCAAGCGATGGCGGCACCTATGCCGCCCGAGGGTATAGCCCACTGCAGGATTTGCATGATTACTGTGTCCGCCATCCTTGTTTTCTCTTTATTTGTTATTTACTCTGTTTTCACACTCTCCTTACTGCCTGATGCCGATGCTCTCTAACCATGCCTTCACGTCAAAACTCGGGCAGGCTTTATTCACGCCGGGCAGGTCACGGTGACCCACAATCTTGATCTGTGGAAACCTCTCGTGAAAGTCCCTCACGTACGCCGTCATGGCCTTCAGCTGTGCCGCCGTGCGCGTGTCCTTGGCCGTCTTGCCGTCCTTTGCCAGACCGCCGGCATACACCACATGGCGGCTCACCGAGTTATAGCCCGCAGCACCGTTCGTCACCTCCCAGGGGTCCACCTCCGCATCCTCGTTGTTCTTCACCAGGCGCTCCACTGTTCCGTCCAGATGGAACAAATCGGTGTAGCCCACCTGCTTCCAGCCCCTGCCGCCCTTCTTCACCGGGTCAGTGTGCCAGTGGCGTATCTCTTTAGAGCTTACCTCACGGCCTTCTGGAGTGGCTGTGCAGTGCAGCACCAGATATTTCATCCTTGCCATAGCCTAGCCGATGGGGTCAGCATACTCTGCTAAACCGCGGTCCACAACGTCCTGGGCACGCTCCAGCTCAAATTCAAGCACCTCGCCTGCCTCGTGCACCACGCTCAGGTCTTCCTTGTCGCGAAACTTTGCCACGACCTTCACACTCACTGTCTTTTTCTCTGCCATAATCTTTTTTTTATTTTAGTTGTATTTGTTACCTGGGCGGAGGCGGTTCCACGCACTCCGCCGTTCCCAGTTTCTATCCCTCGGGCACGTAAGTGAACTTCTTGGTCTTTCTCCAGTCCATCACCACAATCTCCTCGCCGAAGCCAACGTTCGTGTCGGCCTTTATCAGCAGCTTGAAGAAGTACAGCTCCGATGGGTTGCTCAGCTTGTCTATCTGGATCACGCTCTCGTCGTCCTGAAGGTTCACCGCAGCGAAGAAGTTGCCGTCCGCATCGGGCGAGCACAGCGTCGCCATGATGAGCGAGTCAGGCCAGGCGGCCACAGTCTCGATGGCGATGCCCTTGAAGCGCTTGCTGTTCACCTCGCTCTCGTTAGAGTTCTTGTGTTCGCGCTCTGTCAGCTCCTTGTCGTATTGGTCAAAGTCGTCAACGCTCATCAGAATGCGCAGGTTCGGGTTCTCGCGCATCGCCTTGGGGATGGCGTTGCGCACAGCATACAAGCGGTCTATCATCGAGGTGGGGCCCTCAGGGTTCACCACAATCACGTCGCTTGCCTTGGCTGCTTGCGTCAATATGCCGTCCATCAGCTGGTCGTCGGTGCCGCCGCTCACATACTCGCCGTTCACAAACAGGTTGCCAAGCTCAAACTGCACCTGCTTCGACAGCGCCTCCAGAAGAGCGTTCTGGGCATCGGGAGGAAGTTCCGCAAACACCAGGTTGCCCTTAGGCTGCCACTTTCTCCATATCTGCTCAAAAGCTCGCGGGTTAAACACCGTGAACGCCATGAAGTCGTGGGGCTCCAAGGTCTGCTCGCTGTAATTGAAGTCTCCCTGGGCATCGCTCTTCTGAGGATCTTCCTTGCGCTTCTGCAGCATCTTGCCCGCCTTTAGGCGTGGCACGCTGATTTTCTTTTCCACACCGGGAATCACCATGATGAGTCCCTTGTCCACAAGCTCGTTGCCCGTGGTCGCAACGGTCAGGATGCGCTCCAGCACCTCGCCGTTGTAGTTTGTGTTCTTTACTACTATTGCCATTTGTTTTCCTTTTTATAGTTCTTCTGTCTCTCGTCCTTTACTGGAACTGGCGCTTCATGCGCGCTTCCCTAATTTGCTTCTGGCGCTGCTCCCATGGTCCGTCGCTCACACCGGGCTGCACATGCAGGTCGTTCATCACCTTGCGCTTCGGGGTCAGTGCGGAAAGCACCTTCTTGCCCTCGTCCATATTTCCCTTCAGAATGTTCTCGAAGGTCGGGCGGCTTTCAGCGTTGATGCGGCCGTCCTGCTCAGCTGCGTCCAACAGCTCCTTGCGCTCAGCCTCTGCGTCTGCCTCGGCTTTGTCCTCAAAGCCCTTCAGCTTCGTCTTCAGCTCCTTGTTCTCGTCCTCCAAGGTCTGTGCCTTGCCGGCAAGGGTCGCATAGTGCTGAGCCCTCGCCACCACTTCTTCATCACTCTTGCAGTCCTTAAACTGCGCCTGTTTCTTCAGTTCTTCTAATGTCATATCGTTCGCTTTTTGTGGCTCGTTCCTGAGCCGGTTGTTGAATGTTGTGTATATCTCCTCTGGAGTGCTGTTCTCAGCCACGGGGTCCGCATCATAAATGCCGTCTATCAGACCCATCTGCAGGGCCTCCTGCGCCGTCAGCCAGTGGTCTGTCCCGTCAAAGTATTGGGCTTTCACTTCTTCTTTGCTCATGCCCATACGTTGGGCGTACATCTCGCCCAGACTGTCCTCCAGGCTCTCTATCTCCGCGATGCACTTCGCCATCTCTTGCTTGTTGCCGTAGCAGCCACCGCTCACGCTGTGAAGCATCAGACGCGCATACCGGCTCATCTCCACTGGCTTGCCGCACAGCGCTATCACGCTCGCCATGCTCGCCGCCACACCGTCCACATAAAGACGTATGTCGGCATTGCTCTGGCGGATGGCGTTGTAGATGGCTATACCGCTGAACACGTCGCCGCCGTTCGAGTTGATGCGGATGTCTATACGCTCGCTCTCTTCGGCGCAGGCTGCCAGCTCGGCGGCTATCTGCCCGCTCGCCACCTCGTAGCCGATGTCGCCATACATGTAGATGGTGCTCACGCTCGCCGCTTTCTTGATATTGAAATATTTGCTCATTGTCTCCTTCTTTGTCGGGCAGTTTGCCCATGTTGCGGTTGCAAAGTTAATGGCTTTCCGACCTCATTCCATACCCCCGGATTTATCATGAAACGTTATGCCGGCATCATAACGCCGCAACTTGTCATCATGCTTTTCACTCGCTCGGATTCACTCCTTTTCACGGTAATTTTGCACTGCATTTATTCACATTATAAACAGATTTTTCAATGGCAGATTTAACCAATACACAGAAAAAAGAGTGGGCTCGCACGCTTTATCTCCGGGAAAACCTCACACAGCAGGAGATTGCCGACCGTGTGGGAGTGTCACGCGTCACAGTCTCAAACTGGTGCCGCGGCGGCAAATGGGAGGAACAGAAGGTCGGACTCACGCTCACACGACGTGAGCAGGTACAAAGCCTCTATCGTCAGGTAGCCGAAGTCAACAACGCAATACAGCTCAAACCAGAGGGGCAACGATACCCTGATGCTAAGCAGGCTGACACTATCGTGAAGCTCACATCAGCAATACGAAACATGGAGCAAGAGGTGGGCATCGCCGACCGCATCGCTGTGCTCACTGATGTCATCGAGTGGATGCGACCATCCGACCTCGACAAGGCAAAGGAGCTAACCTCGCTTTTCGACGCTTACATCAAGGACAAACTCTAACAGCGTATGAAACAGACAGACCGTATAGCACTACAAAACTGGGAGAAGTTCAAGGACAACATCGCGCGCGCAACGCCCGTCGATCGATCCATGTCACAGGCCGAAATACAGAAGCACCGTGCATGGCTCGAAGCACGCCCGCTCGAATGGATAAAATTCTTTTTCCCGAACTTCGCACAGTATGAGTTCGCACCTTTTCAGAAAAGGGCCATACGACGCATTCTCTCCAATCCCGAGTGGTTCGAGGTAATCTCATGGAGCCGGGAGCTCGCCAAGTCCACTTGTGCCATGTTCTGCATCATGTACCTCACACTCACCGGGCTTAAACGAAATGTCATACTCACATCCAATTCCTTCGACAATGCCGTCCGCCTGCTCGACCCGTTCCGGGCAAACCTCGAGGCCAACGGGCGCATCATTGCCTACTACGGAAAGCAGCAGTCGCTCGGCTCATGGACGGAGGACGAGTTCATCACCAAGCAGGGCGTGGCATTCCGGGCACTTGGTGCAGGACAGTCGCCACGTGGCTCCCGAAAGGATGCCGTACGTCCGGATGTATTGGTTGTCGATGACTTCGACACAGACCAGGACACGCTCAATCCCGACATCATACAGAAACGATGGGACTGGTGGGAGAAGGCGCTTTACCCAACGCGCTCTGTCTCTGAACCTACACTGGTGCTCTTCTGCGGAAACATCATCGCCAAGGACTGCTGTGTCGTACGCGCTGGAGCAATGGCCGACCATTGGGACATCGTTAATATCCGAGACAAGGACGGACACTCCACATGGCCCGAGAAAAACTCAGAGGAGCACATCGACCGTGTTCTCGCCAAGATTTCCAAGAAGGCAGCGCAGGGCGAGTACTTCAACAACCCAATCTCCGAGGGCGAGATATTCTCCGAAATGGCTTTCGGAAAGGTGCCGCCGCTCTCCAAGTTCAAGTTCCTCGTGGCTTACGGCGACCCAGCTCCGGGCGAAGGCAAGGGCAAAAAAGGCAAGTCGTTCAAGACGGTCTCACTCCTCGGCAAGCTCTCCGGCAAGCTGTACGTCATAAAGACGTTTCTGGCACAGGCGCTCAATGCCGAGTTCATCGACTGGTATGTGCAGCTGCTCGCATTTGTCGGAGGTCGTGCTCCGGTCTATTGCTACATGGAGAACAACAAGCTGCAGGACCCCTTCTTTCAGCAGGTATTTAAGCCGCTCGTCGCCAAGGTGCGACGCGAGCAGGGCGTACAGCTCTACATCAGGGGCGACGAGGAGAAGAAAACCGACAAGGCAACACGCATCGAGGCCAATCTGGAGCCCATGAACCGTGCCGGCAATCTCATACTCAACGAGGCGGAACGCGACAATCCACACATGAAGGAACTCCTCGACCAGTTCACGCTCTTCACCCTCTCCCTACGCTATCCCGCCGACGGTCCTGATGCCGTAGAGGGCGGCAATCGCATCATCGACGAGATTCAGCACAGGGCAGAACCACCGGTCACACGCTCGCGTGCCGACATACGCACACGCAACAAACGAAGATTATAAATTCAAAACAATGTATATATGAGCCAATTCGTACAACTTTCCGACTACGATGCCTCCATTCACCGAGAGATTCTCGATGCGCTCACCAGAGCCGACGAATCGGTCATCGAGATTTGTGAGGATCGCGCCATCGCCGAAATGAGGTGCTATCTCTCCAAACGATACGACTGCGACCGTATTTTCGCGGCCACTGGGTCCGACCGACTCCAGCTCGTACTCATGATGGTCATAGACATCGCCGTATACCACATCTTCTGTATTCACAACCCGCAGAAGCTTTCGCAGCTGCGCAAGGACCGCTACGACCGGGCAGTCGAGTGGATGAAGGCGGTCGCCGCAGAGGACATCTCCATCGAGGGGGCACCGCTCCTGCCCGAGGAGGTGCGTGCAGCACATGCGCCATTCCGCTTGAAAAGCAACCCCAAACGGGTCAATCACTGGTAACTGACAATTAAAAATTTTGATTATGACAAAACGAAAGTATAGCAAAGCCCCAAAGGGCAAAATCACCATTGGCGGAAACATTCCCCAGCAGGGACAGCAGCACCCCAATGTCATTGTGCTCACGCAGCCAAAGCGCTTCGGCATCGACATCGCCGACTTCACTTCGGCTATCCGGGCGGCTGAGGATGTCGATTTCTCGCGACGATACAAACTCTACGACCTTTACGCTGACATACTCATGGACACACACCTCTCCTGCGTCATCGAGAAGCGACGCAATGCCGTACTATGTGCCGACATCGAGTTCTGGAGAGACGGCAAGCCCGACGAGGCGGTCAACGAGCAGATTAAGTCACCATGGTTCTCACGACTCGTCACCGACATTATAGATGCCAAGATGTGGGGCTTTTCCCTCTGCCAGTTCTATCGCCAGGGGGAGTGGGTCGATTACGACCTCATCCCAAGAAAGCACGCCGACCCTGTGCGCCGACTCATACTGCGACACCAGACCGACATCACCGGCACCTCATGGGACGAATACCCCGACCTGCTTTTCATCGGATCGCCTTCTGACCTCGGACTCCTCGCCAAGGCTGCACCATGGGTCATCTACAAGCGAAACACCACTGGCGACTGGTCACAGTTCTCCGAGGTCTTTGGCATGCCCATTCAGGAGTACACTTACGAGACCGATGACGAAGACTCACGACAGCGAGCCATCGACGATGCATACAATGCCGGCTCGCTCGCAGTTTTCGTGCATGGCAAGGACACCACGCTAAACCTCGTTGAGGCGGGCAACAAGACTGGCTCAGCGGATGTCTACGAGCGGCTTTGCGAGCGCTGCAATAACGAGATTTCCAAGCTCATTCTCGGCAACACGCTCACCACTGAGTCCTCCGAGAATGGCACACAGGCGCTCGGCACCGTCCACAAGAAGGTGGAGGACCGCGTGGCGCAGGCCGACCGTCGCTACATCCTCGATGTGCTCAACTACGACATGACGGACATCTTCCAGCGTATGGGCATCAACACCGCTGGCGGCAAGTTCTGCTTCCCCGAGCAGAAGGACATCGACCCGTCCACCAAGATGAACATCCTCACGCAGCTACGCTCCAACTTCCAGCTCCCAGTTTCCGACGAATATCTCTACGAGGAGTTCGGCATCGAGAAGCCGGACAACTACGACCAGCTCAAAGCCGAGCAGCAACAAAAAAAGGAGGCACTTGCCTCCCTCTCTGGTCAGCAGTTCCCCACTGACGATGATGATGACGATAATGACGACGACCCCGACGACTCCGAGGGCAAGGGTAGCAACACGCCCGAACCGTCCCCAAAACAGAAAAAATCGTTCAAAAACTGGCTACGCTCTTTTTTCGCCAAAGCCCCGCAACACGTCGGGGCGGATTTAGAGTGGTAGTAAACAGCCTATACCAGGCCAAGGCTGCCGATGTGGCGGCTGCCATGGAGTTCTCCGACGACTTCATCGCGCAGGTTCTCCACGACATCTACCGTCGGAGCAAGGCGCAGTCTCCCACCGACCTCTCGCCCGAACTGTTCCGCGTCATCCTCCGTCGGTTCAACGAGGCTACAGCCGAGGGCATCGGTGCTTCTGACGCACACGACCCAGATGTGGATTTCCGCCAGGCACTCCAACACTCCAACGAGGTGTTCTCGGCCTTCAAGGTGCATCGCATGCAGTTGGATATGCTCAAACTGCTCGCCGATTCAAATGGTGATTTAAAGCCGTTCAATCAGTGGGCAAACGATGTCATGCCCATCGCCTCGCATCAGTGTGGGGCATGGCTGCGCACCGAATACGACACGGCGGTCATTCGGGCACATCAGGCTGCCGACTGGCAGCAGTTCCTCCGGGAGGCTGATGTGCTGCCTAACCTCAAATGGATGCCATCCACATCGCCCAATCCTGGTGCCGACCACCAGCTCTTTTGGAACACGGTCCGACCCATCAACGACCCGTTCTGGAACGAACACCGGCCGGGCGACCGATGGAACTGCAAGTGCTCGCTCTCTTCTACCGACGAGCCATGCACCACTGCGCCCATGGGCGACAAGCACAGCACGCCGCAGCAGGGACTCGACTCCAACCCTGGCATCGACAAGGCCACGTTCTCGCAGTCGCATCCCTACTTCCCCAAGTCATGCAGTTCATGCGGCTTCTATAAACCGGGCTTCAGGGACAAGCTGAGCAGTATCTTCACCAATCGTGCGAAGGACTGCTACAACTGCCCATATATCAATGGCTGCATCTCACGCATGTCGTCAGACGGTTTTAAGTTGGAGCATAAATTCAAAAATGGTGGCAAGTTGTATGTGCATCCCGACATCGACAAGGACAAAGCTGACTACAAGGAAATGAAACGCATCTGCCTACAGCTCGCAAAAATGGGACACAAGGTGCGTATGACTCCGCGTTTGCACTGCAAGTCCGAGGAATACAAACAAATTTATGGTTCGCTCATCGGTACAAAATATGAGAACAAATGCCCCGACTTCTCCGTCGATGGCACATTCTACGAGTATGAGGGCTTTGTCAAGCCGTGGAGTAAGAAGAAGGTCGGTCGTATGCTCTCGCATGGAATGGAGCAATCCGACCATATAGTTATAAACAATACAAAGGGATGTGCTGACAGATTTATTCGCAAACAAATCATTGCACGACAAAGGCAATCACCAAATGCAATAAAAGAAGTGTGGATATACGAAAACGGTGAAGTCAGACCGTTCCTCGTTGATGGCGACTTTATAAAATGACAACAGGGGAGTCCTTTCGGATTCCCCTGCGAGGCGCCATGCCGTAGCATACGCAACTTCTTTCGAAGCTTGCCGCAAAGATAACAATAATAATTTAATAAACAAGCGTTATGAACAAATTTTTCTCTTTTTTCGCAGCGTCCAACCGATACAAGCATCTCATCGGGGGCTTCATCGTCGCCGCACCTGCCGGTTCTTTCTATGCTGCCATATATGCCGCAGCCGTCGCCGCATCGTGTCTCGAACTCAAAGACCGTCTCTACGGCAACCTCTGGGACTGGCTCGACTGGCTCTGCACTCTCCTCGGTGGCAGCATCGCAGCACTCATGTTTTACCTCTTATCCTGACACGTTATGAACGACAAAGATTTTATCCGACAGCTCGAAGAGCACCAGCGTGAGCTGAGCCAACTCATTCACCGCCGCCTCCCTGTCCTCATCGGGCGCATGGCAAAGGACCATTTCCAGAACAACTTCCGTCTGCAAGGCTTTCTCAACAATGGGCTGACACGGTGGCCCGAAACGCGCCGCCAACAGTCGGGCGGTAAATCTGCCGCCAGTCAATACGGACCGCTGCTCTCACGCCACAACCACCTCTTTGCCTCCATCAAGTACACACCGGGCGATGCCAGCGTCATCATTGCCAACGACGTGCTCTATGCGCCGCTCCACAATTGGGGCGGCTCCACGCATCCTACCGTCACCGACAAGATGAGAAAGTTTGCATGGACGATGTTCTACAAGGAGGCGGGCATCAAGCGTGCCAAATCGGGCAAAACTAAGAAAAAGAGGATGGCTGCTGCCGCCGAAAATCCGAGGGCAAGCCGATGGAAGGCACTCGCGCTCACCAAAAAGACAAAACTCAATATCCGAATGCCGCAGCGGCAGTTCATCGGCGATAGCCGCGAACTATCGGATAAAGTGCAACAGAAAATTACAACCGAAATTCACAACATCTTAAACGCATAAAACATTATGGAAGAACTTTTTCCTATTTTCATGCAGCGCATTTCCGAGCGTATGCCTGAACTTTCTCTCGTCGATGAGGATTACGGACAACTCGAAGCCGGGCTCGAAGAGGAGACCTATCCCGTCACTTTCCCCTGTGTCCTTATCGGCAATCTCGAAGCCGACTGGGATAATCTCGCAGGGGGCGCGCAGCGTGGCACGGTCTTCTTCTCCGTCCGGCTCGCCATCGATTGCTACGACGATACTCACTATGGTTCCGGCACCGAGTCCAAGGTCTCAGAACGTTTGCAAATGGCAAACCGTGTCTATGCCGCCCTCCAGGGCTTCCGCCCGAATAATTCCATGACCGCGCTCGTCCGCACCAAGTCACGTTTCTATTCCCTCCCTGCCGGCATCAAGGCGTATGAGTACACGTTCTCGTTCCGTATCCACGATGACTCGGCGCGGGAACTACAGCGTCGGGAATAGTTCCAGCTGCTTCGCCGTCAGTCTCGGCACCTTCACCTTCGGCAGGGGCTTCACGTTTACCGTACCGCCATCCCTGCACTTGCGTCTGATGATGCTCATGATGCGCTCTTCCGAAATAAAGAACTCACGTTCTGAAAGAAGCTTTAGGGCATCATCAAAACGTAGGCGCTGCACCTCCGTCCAGTAATAGTAACGGCGGTACAGAGCCTCGTCCCTCAGCTTAATCAGCTCTTTATTCCTTCCTTTTTTCATAGTCTGCAAAAATAATCTTTTTCCCTTAAACCGCAATCAAAAAGCCACCTAAATCGCTCATATTTAGGTGGCTTTCTTCATCTTGCGCCCTCCAAAGACTCAAAAAGGCTCAAAAAGGCCCAGCACATCATCACAACCTGCAGAAGCTCGGCTCTATGCGGCTCCACACGCCGTTCTCCGGATTGCGCTTGGAGAAGTAGTAGTTCGTCGCCGTGGCCTGAACCACATTGGCTTCCTTGAACAGACGCATGATTTCTGCATACTCCTCGTCAAAGCGGTCCTCCAGCTCATAAAGCTTCGAGATGCTCTTGTAGTCCAGGTCGCCCGTCTTGTTGCGTTCCAGAAGCGTCATCGCCATCTGGTACATCGGGTCCTCCACGCCCTTCTCGCTCGCCTCCATGTAGCGTTTCAGGTAGTCCACAAGGCGCTCGGCTGCAAGGTCTGCACGCTCGTCAAAGCCCTTCACCTTGTTAAACTTCACCTCCAGCTTGAAGTCCCCGTCTGTGATCGTGTAGCTCTGCTGGCTCTCGTTCTTCACAGCGCCATACTCGCGCATGAGTTTCGTGAAAGCTGTCACCTCGTCGTCAAGCCATTTCTTGAAGCCCGAAACCTCGCTCTCCAGGTTCTCCACTCTGCCCAGAACGTCATGCATAAACTCTCCGCGCAGAGCCTCGTAGCTCTCGCGCTTCGCCATGCGGTCGTTCTTCGCCTCGGTCTGCAGCCGTGCTAACAGTTCGGCACGCTGTTCCTTCGTCATACCCTTCAAGGGGTCCACTGTCTCATTCTTTGTTTCCATTGTCTTTTCTTTTTATGGGTTCATTACTCGTTTTCTTTCTTCTTGCGGTTCATGGCACGCAGTTTCGTGTTCAGTGCCGCCAGTTCCTCGCTGTCCAGGAAGCGGAATGCCTTGCCCGCTATACGTTTGTCCTCGCAGAAGCGGTCCACGGCTTTCCAGTCTGCCGTGTTCACACCCCACAGCTGCATCTGGTGCAGCACGCCGCTACGCGCCTTGCGCTTTGCCTTCAGCAGAGCGGCACGCCGTTCGTCGTAGCCCGCCACACGCTCCATTTCCTTGCACATCAGTTCATACTCCTTGTCGGTCATCTGGCGCAAGTGCTCTGTTCTCTCATTGGTAAACTGCCTCACAAGGGTCTCCTTGTCCGCACCTGGCAGAAGCTTCAGCAGCTTGTAGAACTTCCCGTAGTTATCGACGTGGTTCATGCGCTACCTCCTTTTCTTTCCATTTCAGCCAAGCCTCCCTCGCCACGGCAAGTGTCGTCGGCACGTCCCAGGTCAGCCCGTCGGCTGGCAGTATAGGCACGTTGTTGAAACACACGTACACCTCACCGCTAAACTCGTGCGCCTGAACTATTGCTTCGCTCTCTCTCACTAACTCGGCTGCCTTCTTCGCCGCCTTTCTCGCTCTACGGGCCTTGCGCTCAGCGCTCAGCCACGCATTGATGTTGTCTAAAATCTTCATTTCGCTTTATCTCGTTTGTTGGGTTTCCACTTGATGGTCACTTCGGCGTCCATCTTGCCGCTGCCCTCACACACAGGGCAGATTTTCCATTCGCTATCGTTCGGGCTGCTCCGGTCACCTAAAAAACCGCCCTGACCATGACAGTATTCGCAAGTATATCCTCGGCTCTCAATCCGTTCTTCCTTGCTGCCATACACGGGTGGCGTCAGCCATATCATTCGGTGCTTACTGCTCATCGTTCACCACCTCCTCTCCTAAATATTCCACCATAAGGGCGGTGTGGCCTTCTTCCTGCAGACGGCGGCTCACCTCTTCCAATATCATGTACTGGTCGTCACCGCCGTAGCACTTCACGGCTTCCTTTGCCGCCTTCACTATTTGCTCTATCGTATCGTCCATCATGCTCATCGTTTTTCGTTGCTTGGTCGCTTATATGTTACTCTCTCATAAGTGTGCCACTGGATAATCCGTGCCGCAAATATCAGGTCGGTAGTTTCCAGCACCACACACCCTTTGTTCTTCTGGCTGCGGTGTACCGTTAGGTCACATTGCCAGTTACCCTCCAGCCATTCGTCCATCACGCTCTCCGCCTGGATCTTCTTCAACAGGATGTATATCGTGTCACCCTGCCGGTAGTCGTTCATGTCCTTGCTCATTGCTTCTTGTCGTTATTGGTCCAGTATTCTTCGGCTCGCTCCGCCCAGATGGTGTAGTAGCCCTTCTCCCCGAAATATCGCCCCTTCGATATGGCTCTATATCCCTCCACCCATATCTTCAGCGAGGCATCAAACATCACGCTCACCGCTGTACGCCCCTTCGGGCGTGTGCCCTCGGCTTGGCTGATGATGACGAGCAGCTTGTTCGGATGCCGGGCTTTGAAAGCCAGATAGTCCTCAAAGCTCATGCCAGTATACTGGTAGGAGTCTATCACCACCGTGTCGGGGCTTTTCCTTTTCGACAGCCGCTTGTCAAGGTCCTCCATGCTCTCGGCATCCAACAGCACCATTCGGCGTGCCACGTCCTGCATCCCGGCTCGTATAAAGGCGTTCTTCATCGTCAGGCTCGAACCTTCCTCCAGACTGTCATAAGCCACTCGCCCGAATCGGCATAGTTCCTTGCACAGCTTCAGCACGAAACTCGTCTTGCCGCTTCCGCTTCGACCCCACACGAACCACACACCGTTCCGCTCAGGCTCGCCGAAAGCCTCGCGCCACTCGTCGCTCAGCTTGTAGGTCTGCTTCTTCATCGCAAGCAGCTCGCTCACGCTTATCGCTCTTTTCATATCGTTTGAATGTTATTTGAACACCGTTCAAGCGTCCATCTGCTTCACTCTGTGTACACCCTTCTTCACCCTCCTCAGGTCGAAGTCATACTGCTCAGCGTCCTTCACCACCTCAGCTATCTTCCCCCGGTCGGTCAGTCCGTTCGCCACGCAGATCGCATAAACGTCGTTCGGACTTGTCTGCTCCAGCTCGAAGAACTTGCGTCCTATCCTGGAGTGTATCTCGTTATAGCCTTTCTTGTCATAACGCAGTCCCATCTTCATCCTGCGCTTGATATAAGAGGTCGAGAAAAACACGATGCCGCATTTGTCCTCAAGCCTGTTATACAGGTCTATGAAGTAGTGGAACACCCTTTCCGTCAGCTTGTCAGCTTCATCGAACAGCAGCACCGGGTTCTCCGTCTGTATCAGCGCGCCGATGATCGCGTCAAGCATGTCTCTTATCGTCATGCCGTCAGTCCTCAGACCTATCTTCTTCGCAATGTCGCGGATAAAGTCGCTCCGCTTCATGTCTTCCGAGCACAGAATGTAGTAGGCGCCACTGTGCTCACGCTCGTAAAGCCGCGCCGCCGTGGTCTTGCCGCATCCGGCTTCGCCCACCACCCAGGTCACGTTCTTCCATTCCTGAGCATCAGTCATCGCATAGGCCATCTCCTTTGCTGCCGTGGTCTCCACCATCTGCCATGCACCAGGAGTGGCGGTTCCCACCTGCGAGGCTATCTTTCGCCACATGTCGTCGCTGATGTTCTCCCACTTGCCGCTCAGCACCGAGCTTACCGTGCCCGCACTCGTACCGTCCAGACTGGCTGCAGCCTTGTTCTGGCTCGGATATTTCATCACATAGAGGCGCAGGGCCTCGCGTATCTGTTCTTTCTGTTTCTCGTTCATATCGTTTGGTCTTTATTTTCGTTCTTATAGTTTCGATGCAATCTTCTTCTCCATCGGAAGCAGTATTCTCGGCGTGTCGTCATCATCACCGCCCTCCATCACGTCCAGCCAGTCGTCAAGGCTCAGCGATTTCGTGTGTCTTCCCAGCTGGTACTGCTCAGGAGGCTGCGAGTAACGCTCCATTCGGTGGTCTATCTGCCGCTGCACGGCTGCCGTCGTGCCCTTCAGCTTCGGCGAGTGCAGACCCTGCTGCTCAGCGTCCGTGCCATGCTCGGCGGCTATCGTCCGGCCAGCCACCGTCCGCTCTATGCGGTCCTGAAGGTTGGCTTCCTGCTCCTGGCGGATAAACTTCGCATCGTCCGTCCCCTGCTGGTCTTGCAGGGCGCGGTGTATCAGTATGTAGGGTTCTGCCGTCCGCTCAAAGCGCAGCGAGCCGTCTGTGCCTTTTGTATAGAGTCTGATGCTCGCAAAGTCGTAAGGGTCGTAAGCCACGATGAAACGCTCGTAGGTGTGTTTCCTTCGCCACTCGTGGTCGGGTACGCCGGGCGAAGAGCACACTTCGTACTGCCGCTTCTCGCCTTTGATCGTCACCTGCAGTCCCTGGTCCGTGAATGTCGCCATGCGTTTCGTAAACACCCAGAACATGTCCACCATGTCGTGCAGCGTCACTTCCTGGGTCTCCTCGTTCACGCTCTTCTCGTACATGTCTATCCTACGCTCGCCGGTGGCAGGGTGCACACCCTCGTTCCATTCCTTACGGGCTGCGGCATAGGCATCTTTCAGCTCCTCCAGAGTGTACAGACTGTCCTTGTTGGCTTCGATAAACTCCACGTTCGGGCGGCTCGACGCCTTCTTCGCCGTCACGTTCTGACCCGTGAAGCGCCAATCCTTATGCAGCACCTGCGCCTGAAACCGTCCGAACACGCTCTCTATCGTCTTCGACTCGCCGTTGTAGGGCTGTGTCGGTCTGTGTACGCGGCAAATCTTCCCGATAAAGCCGTCCGAGTCCAGCTTCTTGTGGCCGCCCTGGTTGTCATAAACAATCTCATAAGGCTTATGGCCGCTCTTCTGGATTGCCATGCGGTAGGCGTGGTATTGGGCCTCATAGTCCTCTGTGTCACTGATGCAGTAGCCCAAAAGCACCTCGCTCATCGCGTCTATCACCTCATACACCTGGGTCGTCCGCACCTTGCCCTGCTCGTCCCTATAGTAAAGGTTCAGCTTCGTGCCGTCACCATACCACAGTGTGTCCCTGCGTGTCGGAAGTGCAGTCTTGTGCTTTCTGCCGTAACGCTGACGCGCAGCCTGCTCGCCATATACGGCGTCATACCATAAAGGCTCCACCGCAGGGCTGTTCAGCCATTTCTTCATACCGCTCAGGCTTCTTATCGGCTTCCAGCCTCTTTCCTCGGCTATCTCGTTTGCCTTATCAAACAGCTGCGCATCGGTATACACCGGCACCTTGCTGCGCTTCAAAGCCACAATCAGTTTCAGAAAGTCACCGGTTATCTTCAGTGCCGAGGAATTGCCCAGCTTGCCGCTCACCACGCTCTGGTAGCCATCGGACTTCCAAGCCTTCAGTCGCGTCTTCAGTCGCGCCAATGTGCCCGGAAGCGTGTGTCCGTAGCTCTCACGCATACGTTCCGAACTGTCAAGTATCAAGTCCCACGCACCCGACATCGGAGCGTTCAGGCTGCTGCGGATAGCCTGGCGTCTTGCCGCCATCTTCTCCAGCTCGCCAAGCACCGAGGCGTTGATGGTATATTCCTCTATCATCTTCTCCGTCAGGTGGCGCTCCTGCCCGTCCTTGTCCATATAGGTGTAGGCTTCGTAAAACTCACGCGCCTTCGCATCTATCTTTATGCTCGCCTTCGTCATAGCCTCTCGCATCTTTTCTTCTGGGTCGCCGTATGTCGCCACAAACCGCCGTCTGTACTTCTCCGGAATACTGCTCCACACATACAGTGCCTGAGTCCCCTCGCCGCCGCCACGACGTGCACACGCTATGTTGCAGCGGCACACATTCTGGCGCAAGGTGCTCGCCTTGATGACTGGCTCGTTTCCGCCCGTCAGCTCGGCAAACGTCACGCACAATATCTTGTTGTAGTACTCCATTTCCTTTTGTCTTTATTTTCCTTCTTGCGGTTCTCTCCTTACATAGTGGCGCAGCACATGGCTTCCACCTTCTCCTGCACGGTCTTGATGTCTGTAAACCCGGCGTGCTCGATGCGTTCCACCACGTCGCCTTTCTCGTCCTTCAACTCCAGTACGCCCGTGTTCTTGTCGCCTTCCCACATCCAGCCGTTCTCGAAGTGTTGGCGCATCATGTTGTCTGCGTCATGCACCACCTCGCTCGCAGGAGCCGTCACCAACTCAAAACCGCCACGCTGAACGGCAAGGCAGCGTATCTTCTTTGCCAAGTCGCTCTGGCCCTTCACTGGGTGAAAGTTCAATGCGTAGCTCACCATCTCCTTCGTCACACCGAAGGCCTTTGCCAAAAACTCCCGCTGGGAGCGGGTTACTGTTATCACTCTTTTCATTGTCCTCTGTTTTTTAGTTCGTTATTACTTTTGTTCGTGGAGTGTAGGGGAGTCGAACCCCACATGGCTATCCAGCGCATGGCAAACCTGCCACTCCTGCGGTCTTTCCCGCCGTCATCCGAGGCCGCCCCTGCCGACTATCCAGTGCGGCGGCTGACTATCCAGTGCAGCACCCGGGGGCTCCGTGTTATCCTGCAATCATTTTACCTCGTTTATCTTCGGCCTAACGCTACATCCGTAGCAGGACATCAGCCGTCTTACCAATCTCGCCACATAACATTCAGGTGCTGTAAATACGATGCCATCCTCTTCGGTGTAGCTGAAACTAACACCATCCAGCATCAGGACCATTGCCACCTTGTGCTTCACGCTCTGCGTCTGCCACTCCTTTATTTCTGTATCGTTCATATTCTTTAATTGCTAAAATTTGTAATTCTCGGCCTTTTTCACTATCTTTGGCCGCGCGTTTATTCTTAAACACGCTGCAAAGATAAACAAAATGTAGATGCTAACAAAACTTTTGGGGATAATTTTATCCACAGAGTGTAGATTTATATGCAGATTATGGATAAAACAAAGATGTTAGAGGGGCTGATAAGGCATTATACAAAAGGCAATAAAGCCCAATTTGCAAAGCTTTTGGGCGTATCTGCCCAAACAATAAGTGCATGGATTGCTCGTAATACGTTTGATGCTGAACTTATATACGCAAAATGTAGATACGTTGATTCCTCATGGCTGCTCACTGGTGAGGGAGCAATGCTTCAGGAAACAGAAAACAATAATGCGCCGACTTCAAATCGCACTATTGAGATAGCCCGCCAAGTTCCCCATGGCAGCAGCGAGGGCATTCCACTCATACCGCTCGATGCAGTCGCTGGTTTTCCTGCCGACAGTGGCGGTGGTGTACGCCTGGAGGACTGCGAGCGCTATGTCATACCGGAGTTCGAGAACAAAGGGGCAAACTTCCTTATCCGGGTGTCTGGCGACTCCATGGTGCCGCTATATTATAGTGGCGACCTCCTCGCTTGTCGCAAAATCACAGACATCCGCTTCTTCCAATGGGGCACCGTCTATGTCCTCGAAACGAGCCAGGGGGTACTCGTCAAACGCGTGCAGGAAAGCGTAGATCATGCCGACAGCATTCTATGCGTGTCGGAAAACAGCAGTGTTCATCACCCTTTCCTCCTCCCACGCGACGACATACGCAGCCTGAGCATCATCGTCGGACTCGTCCGCCTCGTCTGATACTCACGTCACACGCATCACGCACACGCTCCACACCGCAAAACGTGTCGCGCACGCACATACATAGGTATAATAGGGTAGCAAAGCAGCCAAAACCCCGATAAACAGGGTGTTCTCGACATTCCGCAAAGGTTTAGAACGTGCCAAAACGTGGGATTATCCCCACCCCCTAAACGCCCGAAAATGACATCAATCACAATTTATTCGGAGTTATATAGGGGTCTATCCCTTGTTTCCTATGTTAAAAGTGTCACACCAAATGTCACACCAAGTTGAACATTTCGTTTTTCCATGTCACACCAAACGTCACACCAAGTGTCACCCCAAACCCGAAAAACGCCCATTTTCACCAATCTTAATAGCCTCCAAAACACAAAAACGGCTTGACCACTGTTCAAATCAGTGTTCATGCCGTTATATCAACGTTTTAGCCGTTTAAACCATCCTTATTTCTTCTCTTTATCCGTCCTGGGGCCTCTTATCAGCTCTCCCTGCCGGATCATAGCCTTTTTATTGAGAATAACACCTCCGTCAGCCAGTCCAGCGTGCAGCAGCGAGCTTTTCTTTATACCCACCTCATCCTCTGTCAAAACCCCATAAATCGCCGATATTGAGCCGAAGTAGTAGTTCTTCCGCCCATGTATCAAATGCACGTGTATAACCTTTGTCATAACTGTTCCTTTCTGTTTCTCAAAATGTTCGTTTTCGCTTGCAAATATACCAAATAATAACTATTTGGAAGTATTTACAAGCATAAAAAGCAAGAAACAAGCAAAATAAAAGGCATGACAGCAACTACACCCTCTCTCATTCAACCACCACTCAAACAGGCCGTTTAAAGCCCCGTCAGCGTTCATTTCCATGTCCAGACGATAAAACACCCACATGAGCAGCCATACGCGCCCAGAAGCCCACAAAATGCCCCACACAGCCGTCAGGACAGCCCAAAACCTAACATTCTCCACCCCGATGTAAAGCAATACCCTTCAAACACCGTTCAAATCGAGCCCAAACGTAAAGCAAATGTAAAGCGAATGTAACGTTTCGTTTTTCCCTCTCATTTCGCCCATCGTTCTCAAACCCTTTGTAAATCAACGCTTTCCCCGATTTCTCTCTCACTCCACTTTTATACGTTTCGTTTTATCCCCCTTAGATCCGCCTCGGCGAGCTCGGCGA